CCCGGCAATCCCGAGTTTTGTCTGGAAACCACACTCCCCTGCGGGCAGATAGAGGCGCTGGTAACGGAGGGTCGCAAGCGCCTGGGCGATCTGCGAATCCTGCACCCAGGGGCACTCCATCGTCTCCGTGCCCGGGCGGACCGGGGCGGACCCCTCCTTTACCGGGACCAAAGTTTTGTAAAATGCGTCCTGGGCCTCGCCCGCCTCCTGCCAGTTGACATAGCCGCCGTCCGCGTTGCGTTTGGAGGTCGTCGACAGCGTGAATTCGGCCTTGCCGCGATCGCCCAGGACGACCTCCTTTGTAATGGTCGCCTGCGACACGGCGGAGAGCGGCCGCAGGGAGAGGTCTGCGCCTTTATCGAGCACGGAATGACACATGCCGAGCAGCCGCGCGAGGATCCGCTCGCTCGGTTCGTGCTTCCAGAGCGCGCCCTCCCAGGACAGCCCCCAACCGGCATAGACGGCGGAAGCCGCTGCAAACGATGCCGCATTGAGGTCCCCGGCGGCGAGGCCCATGCCGTCGTCCGTGTCGGCGAGGACATAGGCCAGCACGTCGCCCGGGTCCGTGGTGGCCGCCAGGTCGGACCGGGAGAATTTTGTCGGAACGTCGAGAAACTGCTCGCCCTGCTGCCAGATCCCCGTAACGTCCGGGGCGGCGAGCCCTGCCCGCGACCGGGCGATTTGCGGATAGATGATCTTCCAGTCGCGGCCCGCAGGATCGGTTTCGTCGGCATCGGTGAACGTGTGGTCCGCCGAGGACCAGACCGACTTTGCCCCCCAGGAGCGGGGAGAACGGACTTCGGAGAGGGTATAACTCAGGCCGATTGTGGCCGGCCCGATCAGGTAGCCCAGGGATCCGCCGGCCCAGACCGGGCGCAGCGGAATATAACAGGTCCCGAACGGCAGCGGCACGCACACCTCTGTGTCCTGTGCGCTGTTTTTTGTTAAAAATGTGTCGCGGACCAGCGGCGTCCGCGGATAGTGGCTGTCGCGGATCGCATAGGTCAGGAAGTCCACGCATGTGAATTCGAGGCGCTGCCGGATATTCTGGACGGTCTCCACCCGGAACCGCCAGGATCGAGTGACCGCCTCATTCGCCCCGGATTTCAGGACCTTTTTGACCAGGACCGTCCCGGACGAATAATCGGGGGACAGCAGGACGTTTCCTTTGTTGGTCAGCGCGAATTTCAGGTCCGTTGGCCCCTGGATGCCCATCTCGGACCGGGCGCGGTTCTCGGTAATCCCGTCGAATGATTCCGGAATCACCTTGAATGTATACGGCTGGCCGCCGAAGGTCTTCGCGCCGAGGCTCCAATAGTGGGTCGACGAGGCGTTGTCGGTGATCTCGAACAGCCAGTAGACCGTTTTGCGGGTCGCGGAGAGGATCGTCTGTTGGGTGGGGTCGAATGAGATCATGGGTCTGCGATCCTCCCCAATATTGCGAGATCGATATCCGCAACGCCGTAGACATCGTAGGCTTTTCGCACCTGTTCCAGGTCGCAGTCGAACCGGACGACGTAGGTGTGCGGCCCGTCGACGCAATACGCCTTGAAGGAGTTGACAATCCCGTTGCCCTTTGCGGCGTCATGGAACAGATCGAAAAGGAGCCCGACCTCGGACGCGGTCAAATATTCATAGGGATAGGTCATCACAAATTCGCTGACGTCGTCGCCAAGAGAAATTCGCTCCTCGGACCGGTCGCACCCCTTGTGGATCTCCTGATTTTTCCAGCCTCTGATCCGGATCTCGCCCTGGGGCTGGATATCGTAGGGCGCGACGCCGAGCGTGATATCTACGTCCGGGACGGCCACGTCGATGTAATCATAGGGCTCTTTCGTCGCCATTATTGCACCATGACCCTTCTGGCCGCATCGACCAATTCGCGATCGCCCTGGCGGAAGCCGTCGGCCACGGAATGGCGGACATCCCTGCCGTCAATATTGAGCTGGAGGGTTATCTGGATCGGGGCGCCTGCGCCTCCGGACAGAGCGGCCAGCAACGGGCGGATCTGGGCGGCGATGGCCCGCCCAATGGCTTCCGGATCAGACGAGGCGGATCCGCCGGACCCGGCCAGAGATCCTGCCCAGAAATCGGGGGCGGGGCGGTCGCCGGGCTGATACGGCGAGAGATTCCCCCAGAACTCCGGCGGGGCGGAGGCCAGGAACCGCGACCGCTCGGGCTCGGGACCCAATTCTCCGGCAACCGACGGGCCTGCCGTCAGGCCGCCCTTGGCCAGGCCACTGGCGACGGCGCTGCCGACCCCGATCTCCCGATGCGGCGCCTCGATGCCATATGCCTGTGCGATCCGCTCCATTACCGGCATGGCGTCCGGCGCGTCCGGGGTGAGATTTTGCCAGAACTCCGGCGGGGCGGAGGCCAGGAACCGCGACCGCTCGGGCTCGTAGGTGGGGACCACCCATTCCGGGCCGAGTTCCCCGGCGCCGGATGGTCCCGATGTAAGTCCGCCCTTGCCATACCATAGGTCGGTCGGCTTGGATGCCAGGTTCGGAACATTCCAATTCGCCCCGGTCCCAAACGTAACGACCGATGAAACAAGCTTCCCGCTTGAATCCGTATTTTCCCAAATATACTCAAGCGCGCCTTCCCCGTATTTCCGGAGCGTCCAGGGATGGTTTGTCAGCGGTTTCGCGTAAGGATTCGCCGCGGCGTAATCGGAAATGATTGCGCTTCCCGCCGCACTCCCAATGCCCGGCGTATATGTGATGCCGAGCTTTGTCGCCAGGGCGGACAATGCGGAGTCAATGCTTCCCAGGCCGGTTGTCGTGAAGCTGTTGATGGCCTTCTGGACGTTCGCGAACGGCGTGTCCGTGGCCTGCAACGTATCGATCAAGGTCCCGGTCTGGGTCGCCGAGGTTCCCGTTGCTTTGGGAAAATCCAGACCCAGAGCGTCAAAAAGTTTCTTCAGCCCTGTTTCGCCCGTTGCTGCGCTTGTCGATCCGGGAATCTCGCCCAATTTGGTGAGCAACAGTTGCAGGCCGGTGCTGCCGGCCGAGGTGGAGGCTGTGCTTTTCAGCAGGGTCAGGGCGGCGGTCAGGCTGTCGGCGGAGCCGGATCCACTGATCGTCCCCGCCGAGCCGGAGGCCGCGCCCTTCAGCAGGTCCAGGGCCGCGTTCAGGGATCCGGAATCGCCCGTCCCTCCGAGCTGTTCCTTTGCCGCCGCCGCCGCTTCCTTCAGGGCCGAGATCGGGACGCCGAGGTCGGTGAATGCCTGGAGCAGGCCGTTCAAATCGTCGGTGGTGGTCCCGAGCCCGAGATCCGCCAGGGCCTCCAGGAGTTCTACCGCCCCGCCCAGCTCCGTCACGGCGGCGGTCACACTTCCATAGGCCGCGCCGTAGCTCTCGCCCGTCCCGTAGGTCTTTTGGAACTGGAGGTATTCCTGGGCGTACGACAGGAATTCTGCGATGTTTTCCCGGTCGGACCGGGCAGCGGTCAGGAGGTCGTTATACCGGGTATCCCACGCCTCTGCCGACTGCACCGGGGCCAGGGACCCCATGCCGAGCGACGAGAGCCAGTCAGAGATCGACTGGCCATCGGATTTGAGATCCGACGCCAGGTCGCGGCTGGCTTGCAGCATGTCCTGCTCGATGTCCTCCAGCTCCTGCAGGGTGTCGAGCATCTCGCCCAACAGGTCGATCTGGGTCTCGAAAACCTCCGCCTTGCCAAATTCCGTGGAAAGACGGGTAAATTCGGATTGATAATCCGTCATTCCCCAGTTGCGGCGCTCGCGTTCCTTGAGATAGCCCGTAAATTCTCCACGCAAGCTCTCGAACGTGCTGACGCGGGCCTCGTATTCCCGCTGATACTCGGCGGCGATCTGCTCGTTCTGACTGGCAATCTCCTCGGCAATCCGCGACGCCTCCCGAGCTGCCTCCTCGGCGGCCGCATTGATCTGCTCGATGTAGCTTGCCGGTGGGTTGAAATTGTTGATGGTGCTTTGTTGGCCATCCCCCCATCCCACCGGGACCAGCAGGCCCGTGCTGCGGCCGGTGATCTGGCCGAGACCGATCTGGCTCTGCATGCCGGTCGGCGGGGAGCTGCCATAGGTGGGCGAGACAAAGGAAGCCACTTCCCGGGCGGCTTCCTTTTCGGCCTGCACGATTTGTTTGATTTCGCCCTTGATTTTGGCGACATACTCCTGCTCGCGCTTGATCCGGAGCGCGTGGGCGTCGTCGTCGTTGTCGAGGATTTCCGCCCATTTCTTCTCCTCGGCATCGAGGATCTCCTTCATCGCGGCGATCGCCTGATCGGCGTATTTGTCCATCGCGGTCGCTTTGTAGAGTTCCTCGTAGAGGGCGATAGACTGATTTTTTTGTTTCAATTCGATGGCCAGCTTTTCGGCGGCGAACCACTCCTCCAGGGCGATTTTGTCTTCCACGACGCGCTCGTAGGCGGCGCGTTCCGCCTCCAGGAGGGCCATCTGTTTTTCGAGGCCGGACTTTCCGATGGCAGCCTTTTCCTTCTCCCACCGCTCCAACGCCTTTTTGTCGGCGTCGGCCTGGCGCTTCATCGCGTCTTCGCGCTTCTTGCGGGCAGCGGCGTTGCGGGCATCATCGGCGGCGACGAGTTTCCGGATGTCTTCCAGGAACTGCTTGGTGTACGCCTCCTCATAAATCCGCTGGGCCTCGCCCTTTTCCTTAGCTGCGGCCTCGGCGTTTTTCAGCTCCTCCTTCTGGAGCTTCAGCGCGGCGGTAAGCGCGACGGTCTCTTTCTCCGCATCGCGCGTTCCGTCGATGAACGATGTCAGCCAGGACGTGGCCTCGTAGGCCGCGAAAAACGTGAGCGTGGCGACAAGGCCGGTCCCCGCGGTCCGGAACCCCATTGCCGCGACGTTGGCGGCCCGGATAGCCGTGGTCATCCGGGCAATGCCGGCGGCAGCGGAAAGCGCTTTTTCCGCAATGACGCCCATAATCAGCAACTCGGCGGCGGTACCGGCGAAGGGTTTTATGATCTCGATCGCGCTCTTGATGGTGGCGATCAGGTCCTTCAGGTTCTCGATGCCCTCCTTGACGGCGCCGGCAATATCCGTCGCCCAGCGCTCCATATCTCCATTGTCGGCGGCATCCTTCAGGAATTTGTCCAGATCCTTGAGCTGCGCCGTAAATTCCTGCACGAGCACGGTCATGGCCGGGGTGAACATCTCGCCGACTTTGAGTTTTGCTTCCTCGATCAGGCGCGGCAGGGAGTTGATTTGTTTGCCGACGGTCCCCATCGCGGCCTCGTAGGAGCCGGCGATTCCCTTGCCGGCTTCGAGCACGGCGTTCAGGGCGATCTGCTGTTTTTCCTGGGAGGATAGCGAGTCGACTGTTCTGCCGACGGAGGCGGCAAACTTCGAGTACTCCGCCTCGAAATTGACGATGATCCCATAGGTCCGGAGGATCTCCGGCTGGAGGGTGACAATGCCGTGCATCAGACCTTTGAGGGACTCGGAGGAATTCGTATTTCCGATGACCGCCGCGTCCTGCGCGACTCGCGCGAGATCGGCCGCCTTGCCCAAATCGAGATGGGCCTGAGTGAACCGCGTGACGGTCTGTTGCGACTCCTGCGTCGTGATGCCCATCTTTTTGACGGCTTCGACGTAGGCGTTCATCTCGCCCGCGCTGTAGAGGGCGTTCTTGCCGACCTGCGCCACCACCACGCCCAGCGTCTCGACCCTGGCGGCGAGGAGAGCGGTTTCCTCGACCTGTTTGGCAATTTTCCAGGCCGCGACGGCGCCGGCCAGGGAGGTGATGGCGGAAGTGAGCGACATGGAGCTGGTCGTCGCCCTGTCCATGCCGCCGGCCGCCTCGCGCGCCCCATCGGCGAGCCTCTTCTTCTCCGCAGCGGCCTTGCCCGTCGCGCCGGAGAGCTTGCCGAATTCACCGGACAACCCGGACGCCTGGCCCTTCAATTTCGCAAAAGTGTCACCGACGGCCTTGACCTGCGCCGTTCCCTTGGCGCTGTCGACCTCGATGACGATCTGGACCTTATTTTCTCCCACTCGCGTATCCTCTCGCGATTGATTCCAATTTCATGAACAAATCCATCAAACTCTCAAACCCGGCGTCCGGCGCCAGCGCCCTGGCCGATTCATAATCGGGCCGTAGCGCGCTGCTGATTCCGTCCCGTTTCAGGACGCCCGGGAAGGATGTGACGAATTCCCAGACATCGATATTTGCTTCCAAAAGATCGACTTTTCCGCACTGTTCGCACGATATGGGAACTTTGGTCTGATCAAGTTCCCGGGTGATCTTGCACCCTTTGCAGCTTAACCCTTTCGGGCGCCGCGCTTGCCACCGTGCGAACTCTTGGAGTTTTTTGTTTCCGCCTCCCGTTTGACGACAATGGACGACGCCGCCAGCCGCGCTTTGGCCAACGCCCAGGCCGCAAACCCGTCGATCTGATCACAGACTAAGTTGATCATCACGTCGTCGCGCTGTTTGATCGTCAACGCCTCCTCCGGGCTCGCCGCTGCGGCTTCCAGCGCCCTCTCGCACACAATCGGCTGCTTGTTTTCATCGACCAGACCTCTGATCCCGCCCAGGATTCCGCAATACAGATTCTGGTCCCAGAGATCGGGATCCACTTTTCCTTCCTGCTCGACGCCGTCAACAGGCGGCGGAATGACCGTTGCCTCGGCCATAACCCGCCGCATGATTTTGCGCGTATACGGGATGATCAACGCCGTCACGCCCGGCTGAAACTCCTCCCATTTTCCCTCGTAGATTTTCGGATCCGTGTTTACGGTAAGCGACATATTCATCTCCTTTCGTTGCGGCGGACGGGCAGCCGCCCGCCGGTTATGGTGCGGATTTCACGCGGGTATGATGCCGCAGCATCATGGCCGCGTGGGGCTTATGTGATCGCCATGCTCCATTCGTTGTCTCCGGTGCCTGTCATCAATGCGTTGATGTCGAGCGTGGCCTGCCCATCGCGTTCCGCATGAGAGATGCCCTGATATTGGATCGTGCCGGCGGTAATCGCAAACGCCGACGGGGTCGATCCCCAGGACGTGGCCAGTGACGCCAGGGTTCCCGCCTTCCATTTGCCCATGAAATCGTGCGTCGCAACCAGCACGTTTTCCGGATCAAATGTCAGTGATGGATTCCGGTCGACGATGATCGCCGACCTGTGATTGGAGCCGGCAGTCGCATCCTTGCGAAGTACGACCTTATTTCCCAGATCGATGACCAGCTTATCGACAATGGCCGTATATGCGCCGTCGAGCAGAAACGTAGCGCTCTGAAAAACGGGCGGAACATTCGTGTTGTACACGATAGCCGCCGCCACCAGCGACTCGTCCTCATCGGACCAGTCCGCGCCGGTGATTTCGATGTTGACCATCCCCGGCTTCCCGCCCTCGAGGGTGATTTTCGCGTTTCCTCGCCCACCCCACAATTTGTGCATTTTCCCGTCCATCATCCAGGCAAATGATGCCGAGCAGTTGCTGATCGGTGGCACAGCACTGACGATGGAGTAGGATTTGTATGTCGCCGACGTGGCCACCACCAGCGTCTGCTGGATGCCGCAGGCGATCAGTGCACTGGCCAGGCCGATGTTTGCGCCGGCGTTGGACGATCCGATGGGGCTGCCTGCGGCCATGCCGCCGACCAGTTCAATATCGAAACTGAATTTCGCATCCCGGGAGCCGGGCAGGGACGGGTAGGGTGACAGTGTCGCCCGCGCCGGTTTGCGTTCATTCATCTTGATTCCGGGCGTCCATTTGGGGTTATAAGCGAGGAAGATGTCCCCGCCTGCCGGCGCCGTTCCCGCCCCGAACTCGTCGGTTCCTTCGACCGTTTCCAATTTGCATGCTACCTGGCAAAGTTTTGTAAGCATTTTTCATTCCTCCTCGTGAATCGGTCGCAAACGCTTACGTCCCGACCGGGTAAAGCAGGGATTGCGCCGTCTCGTATTCGGCGCTGTAAACGGAGAGGCCCTCGACGAACACCTCCGCCTCCTCCTTGACCAGCGTCAAGGGATAGATGTCCAACGACAGCCGCTTCTCATAAAGCAGATCTCTGACGCCGTTCAATATGGCGTACACGCCAGGGTTTCCGGCTCCGCCGCGCCTGGCCTCATCGGCCTCCACGCGGAGACTCTGATCGCAGACAAAGAGCGCAAATCTCATCTTTTCGATCTTGCGTGATCCGTGCTCCGCATAGTCCGACCGGACGTACAACAGGAAGATCGCGGGCAGGACGTCCACCACGGCCTGCAGCGCCGCGACGGAATCCAGTTGTCCCTGATAGGGTCGTACCTCCCGGACGGTGGCGTAGACGGCGGGGTCTCCCTCTTCCGCGACATAGCCCACTTTCAGGGGGGCCAGGGCGGCGATAAGGGCATCCTCGATTTGTTTGACCGTGTACATGTCAATACCCGCTCATCTTCTCCCGCGTGAAGATCCGGGAGTTTGTCGAGACCTGAACCTCGTTGCTCGTGCTGTCCTGGGCCGGGGCGTCCGCGCCCAGTTCCACGAGCCCCTTCCCGACATCGCGAAGGAACCGCAAGGCGTTTTCATAGCGCGTTTGCCGCTCCTCCGGGACAACGCCGGGCTTGCGCGCGTAGAGGTTGTAAATCGCGATATCGACGCTGTATTTTCGGATCAGCACCGGAACCGGAGAGAACGGGACGTCATAGCGGACGCCGCAATAGCCATCGATTTCAGCGTCCGCATCTGCAATGGCCTTGCTCACGGCCGATGCTCCCACGACGCCTATGCCGGTATCGTCGGTCAACTGAATCAGCTTGGCTGCCGGGATCTGGTCCTGAAGGTCCGTCTGCGCGCAATAGGCCATTACCGTTTGCCTTTCTTGCCAGGCTTAACCGGTTCCTTGCCTGTTTCTGCCGCCTTGACCGGCTCAGGAATGCTTTCGGCCGCCGTTGCAGACTCGTGGTCATTTTCGTCCACTTTCCCCGGCTTGGCGGGAGGCGCAACAATCTCCACGGTCAGCATCGGTTCGGCCTTCAGAATGGCCAGCTCCGATTCGGAAAACCTCCCATCCAGATACTCGACCGTCTCGGCAGCATGAGCGATCCCGCACCTCCGGAAACCGGCCTGTTTGCTTTTGATTTTAATCATGTGGCTTTTTCCTTTCACCCCATCCCGGCCCTCCCCGTCAGCGGGGAGGGCTTAAAGGAGGAGGATTGATGGTCGTTACGCCAGGCCGGTGCTGCCGTAGCTCATCTGCCAGAAGGCGTATCCGCCGGCGGCGCGGGCTTCGGCGCCGAAGCGGAACTTTTTGCGCATGAAGACGTTGTCGGTCTGGGCATCGGTCTGCTCGACAAAATTCGGAGCCTTGCGCTCCTGGTAAACAAAGGGCTTCACCGGCATCGAGGTGCAGTGGAGGAACCAGGCCGTGGTGCTTGTGAGCCGCGGGTTGACTACGAGCCTCGCCGTGCCCTTGTAGGGGTTCGGGGAATCGTCGGTCAGGCGGTCCATCTCCACGAGCCGCTTCCCGGTAATCTCCAGGGCCGGCGGAACCTCCAGGACGTCGGGGATCAGCGCCAGGGGTCGGCCCTCGTCGTCGGTGATCGACATGATTGCCGTCCGGGCCGCTCCGTAGGAGGACGCTGCGGCTGCCGCGGTGGCCGCCGAAAGGGCCGCCGTGCCCAGATTCGAGACGCTCGCGCCCGCCACGCTGTGG